GGTTTTTCTAATGTAATTTTAGGGTCTTCTAAAATCAAATCATTTGTACCACCCATTTCAGAGAACATAGATGTTACTGCGTCTCCAATCGACATGTTCTTGTAACTCTTAAACAAACACTTTTTAGTAGAGTTAATATAAGTTCTTGAAGTAAACTGCAATTGATATACGCTATGCAAAGTTGTTTGATCTACTGTACTATCGCTGATCTTATGCACAACTAAATCTTGGCGCCAAATAATTACTTCACCATTGTTTGGTTTTGCAATCTTTAATCCAATTAATTCTCCGCCACGCAATGCAAATTTTTCTAATCCACCACCAGAATCATCAATAGTGATTGCACCCTCAATACATGCGGAAAACATATCTTCAATAATTTCAATATCTCTAAACGCACCCATCAAGTCTACCTTCTCACCGTATTGCGTGAGTAAGAAAACTTCTTTAACGTCAACGTCTGAACCAAAGCCAGGAACAATTGATGGGTCCTGCGATACTTTTATATCTGAAGCCTGCCCTATGTCAGGCGAAAACTTAGTAAACGCAGAAAAATTATTATTAGTGGTAGTCATTAAGTGACAGGTTTCTTAGTGATAGAATTCAGATCGGAAGTAATTGCGTTGATTAAACTTTTTCTGATAACTCTTATTTTTGACTTGTTAGAGTTTGTTCGCAACTCATACTCATATTCTGTTTCAGATGTTCTAGCAGTCGATGCAAGGCTATTGTAAGTTGTTTGGTCAATAATGTCTCCGCTTGCATTGTAGTAATACTTTACGTTAGACATGGCTGAAGCGAGACTACCATACTTTTCAATGATGTATGATTCTAAGTCTACGGAATTCTTTGGCCAGTCATCATACAAACTATGAATATCATTAGCAAGCATGATGATCCAATCGTATTCTGTACTACCATAGAGTCTATATGATACATAGTCCGGACGTTCTCCATCTTGCACTAGATATGGCGAATATAGTAATCCTCTGTAGTTTTTTAAATAGTCTTTGACTTTTAAAGATGATGTAATATCGATTGCAGTAAGCGAATCGTAGTCATCAACTTTATAAGTTATCTTTGGATAGAATGTGTATATTGACATAATTAGAAAATTGTTCTACCTGATGTGTTATGTTCTGCTGTTGCGTAATCTGCTGTAATCAATACGCTCTCTCTTAATGCAATTGTCATGTTAACTTCAGATGCAAAATATTCACCGGCTGCGGCAGACGTAGGGTTTGAAAGAAATACCATTTTGTTTTGTGCGCCATAATCTAAACCAACATTTTCAATCATGCAAAAATCGGAAATAAACAATGAAACAATTTCGCTGTTTGTTCCATTCTTTTTGTATAGAATTAATTCTAGTTGGCACATGTCTGGATAACCAAAAGTCAAAGGTGCTGAAGATGCATCTACAATTGATGTGCCTTCATTTTCATTGAATGCATCTAAACCTATCTCAGTTAGTGCTAATCTTTTTTCTTCATCTGGTAACGCATTGATTTCATCCATTCGTGCTTGGGATATTCCAGACTCAGCTAAAGCATTTTCACTAAATCCTGTTAATGAATCATTTAAATTTCCTCTAGGTGAAGATGCGACACGAAATGTATGAATGATATCACGCATTGTTTTTGCTTCTTCATAACTTGTGGGTTTCATATTGAATGGTAATTGAAATGATCTGAATCTAGGTCCTTGATAAATCAACTGTTGAAAACTGTTAAATAATTTTCGTGTCAAAAATTCTGCTTGAGTTTTTCCTGATTGTCCAGCACTGGCAATATATCCTACACCAGCACCAAGAGCATTCATCAATCCTTTTTGAATTGCTTCTAAACCACTACCTTTGACTTTACCTAACAAGTCTGTCATATCTTTTAGAGTAGCATTGCTAGTTTGTCCTGGAGTGATAGAACCAAATATGCCTGTAGCTTCTTGATAGCTGTTGCTTAACTGTGTGCTAAACGTGCCTCCAAGTCGTATATAAATAGCAGGTGCTGTAGAATCTGCTCCCGTTGCATCATAGAATTTAAATCTAGCCATGGGAATAACAAATTCTGAGTGAGCAAAGTCGCTACCAAATATCAATTCAGTTTCTGGTCCAGATGGATATGAAAATCCAGAAGTTGTTATTGTAAATGGTTTTTCCTGTGTTATTGCCATTTGGCTTTTCCTTATATTAATTCATCATTCTATTTATGTCATACAAAGGTAAATTTAAGCCTAAAAACTATCAAAAGTACAAAGGTAATCCAACAAATATTGTGTATCGCAGTTTGTTGGAAAGAAGATTCATGGTCTACTGTGATGAAACTCCTTCCATACTTGAATGGTCTTCTGAAGAAGTTGTTGTTCCTTATGTGTCTCCTGTTGACAATCGATATCATAGATATTTTGTTGACTTCTGGATGAAGTATAGAGACAAAAACGGAGAGATAAAATCTGTTCTAATTGAAGTCAAGCCAGACATTCAAACACGCCCACCCGTCAGAAAAAACACACCAACTGGTAAACCAACTAGAAGATTCATCAATGAAGTAATGACATGGGGTGTCAATCAAGCAAAATGGGAAGCGGCAACAAAGTATTCAATTGAAAGAAACTGGGAATTTAAAATCATAACCGACAAAGATTTGAGATAAATAGAAGTATGATATTCGATAACATACTCATTCAAGGCGCTAGACAAGGCATCATTCCTGCAAGAACAGTTGCGGCAAGGGATTGGTACAGGTCAGCCGCCGGCAAATTAATGTCAAATATAACTCCAGGAGTCTTTGAGAAAAGAACCGATGAAGCAAGAAAAGTTTCGTCAATGGAATTTGGATATATGTACGCATTCAAGTATGATCCAAAAACAAAAAACGATTTGCCGTACTATGACACATTTCCGTTAATCTTTCCTGTGAGAATGGACTCTGATGGATTTTTAGGAATCAACTTTCATTATTTGCCACCAGTTCTACGTGCTAAATTAATGAATGCGTTGTATTCTACGTTAACAAACAAAAAATATGATGACACAACAAAAGTCAAAATTTCATACTCCATTCTACAGTCTGCATCTAAGTATAGATACTTTAAACCAATGCTAAAGAAATATTTAAGAAGTCATGTGCGTTCTCAATTCTTAGAAGTACAAGTAAACGAATGGGACATTGCTATCTTTCTACCAACAGAGTCTTTCAGAAAAGCAGACACTGGTCGTGTTTGGGAAGAGTCACGCAAACAAATAGGAAGAACATAAAATGGCCATTTATAAGGAACCTGCATCATTTAAAATTTCAGATTTTAAGTCTTCTATTGGAAACTTAGTTCGTCCTAATCTTTTTACTGCGACACTAAGTGGATACAGTAAAATTGTAGGTGTGGGAACTGGCATAACCGCAGATTTACCTAATATTGACAGCACTTTTAAATTTAGGTGCGAAAAAGCTGAGTTGCCTGGTCGCACACTCGCAACATCAGAAGATGCGGTTGGCAGTGGTCCATCATTGAAACTTCCATACGATATAACTTATAACGACATGACATTATCAATTATTTGTTCAACTGATATGAAAGAGCGTGATTTTTTTGAGCGATGGATGAACAAAATTATTGGTTCGGGTGGCGCTTCAAATTCCGCTGGACTTGTATCTTATTACAGCGACTATGCATTAGGCGTAACACTTAAAGTAGACCAATTGGACGAATCAGGGCAGTCCCTGATTTCTTACACATTACACGATATATATCCAACAGGATTAACGCCTATGAATGCATCATGGGAAGAAACCAACACCTATCAGCGATTTGGTGTAACACTTGCATATCGCTATCATTCATATGGAATACCTTTTGTTGGTGTTAAATGATTTACATGTCTTTTTTTAATTATCCGGAGAAAAAATTATGAGTTTACCTAAAATTAATGCACCTATTTTTGAATTGATTTTACCATCAACAGAAAAATCAGTTAAATACAGACCATTCTTAGTCAAAGAACAGAAGATTCTTTTGATTGCGATGGAGTCTGGAGATCAGAAATCTATGATGACTGCTATTAAGCAAATCATCAATAATTGTGCAGTAGATCCAGTTGACGTTGACAAACTTCCAGT